GCGCCTTGAACTATCGCTCACCGAGGGAGTTCAGGCGCTTGGCAGTGGCATCAATTTAACGGGGAATTGGTGTCCGGTTTTGAAGGGGCAAGTCCACCCATGGTCAGCCGCCGCCCGTGCCATGCGTGGGGCCAATGGCGATTTTACCCTCGTCAATTACGCGACATTCTTCTTTACCGCCCCCAACCCATTTAACGCAGGCATCCCCGGTCCGCTCATCATGACGCAGCCGAGCGACAACTATCACTCGGAAAAACAAGTGTGGTTGGCGATACGTGGAGTCCCATCACTCAACCGGCTAAGCATCCCCAATTGGGTCGTAGGACAGGGCAACGCCGGTGGGGTGGCGCGGCTAACTGCCGCCCAGGCTCTAGCGCTCGATGGCACCGTGATTCACGCGGTCTATACCGAACGACAACCCTGCGGTACGTGCACTCCCTTTTTGAATGACGTACTTATAAATAACACACCGGTCTACTGGCATTTTCCTTACCCCAGTAAAGAGACGTCAAAGCACTCACACGACGATAACGATATCGTCGTCAATGGCCTGATGGCGCTATCACGAGACAAGACTTACGGACAGTCGATGAAAGATCACACCAGAGACGGTCGAGTCGAGGGTAATAAAGATCTACGCGAATCCATGAAATACATAGGCAAACAGCAGGCCGGAGAATACCCATCGCTCATGGCCAATATGGTCAAGATGGATACCGCCTGGTAATCGAATAGCTCCTTAAACCCGATTTAAAGCCCCTCCAGCCCACGCCGCCCACCATAGCGGTGTGTGCATTTCCAGCGCCTCACATCCCGAGGCGCCACGACTGGAGGCGTCCTTCATGCGACCCGAACAACCCCGCGGCATCCGCAACTACAACCCCGGCAACATCCGCCACGCCCAAGGCGTCCGCTGGCAAGGCATGGCCGCCACCCAGCAAGACAACCAATTCGTCCAATACCTCAACCCACGCTGGGGCATCCGCGCCATGGCCCGGGTCCTCATCACCTACCAAGACAAACGCCAGGCCGCCGACGGTAGCCCCATCGACACCGTGCGCGAAATCATCGAACGCTGGGCGCCGCCCTCAGAAAACAACACCGACGCCTACGTCATCAGCGTGGCGCGCGCCTTAGGCCTCGACCCTGATATCGACAGCGTCGACGTCTACGACTTCGACGTCATGCGCGCCCTGGTCACCGTCATCATCCGCCACGAAAACGGCGCGGGCCCGTTGCCAGGAGGCCGCTGGTACGGCGACACCGTCATCGCCGAAGGCCTGTCATTGGCCGGCATCGAGCGAGGTATCAGCCACGGCCAATCGCTGGAGACGCCCGCATGCCACTGATCAACAACTGGCGCCGCAGCTACAGGCTCTACAGCCTCCAGATCGGCCTAGTCATCGCCCTGGTCGGGCTCGCCCAACTGGAACTATTGCCCCTCTGGCAGCCCCAGCTGTCACCCAACGCCTACGCCGCCCTCAACAGCGCACTGGCCATCCTCCTGTTCGTCGCACGCCTGATCAAACAAGGCCCAGACCAACAAACCCTGCGCTAAACCGCAGACCCACATGAGGTGTTGAATGAACCTGAACGACCTCAACTTCGGCTTCCAGACCGTGCAGTGGCTGATCCTCACGGTACTGGGCTTCCACACCTTCATGACCAAACGCCAAGCTGCCAGCGCCCGGGAACTGCTCGAACTGCGCACCCGCATCGTCGCCCTCGAAGAACACATCCGGCACCTGCCAGACCCAACCGCCGTCACCGACCTGTTGGGCGACATGAAAGCCGTTCGCGCCGAACTGTCCGGCGTCAAAGACGCCCTCGGCCCTTTAGCCCGATCGCTCGACCGCATCAACGACTACCTGCTGCGAGAAAAAACATGACCCACTACGCCGACTTCCTGCGCCAAGACATGCGCCTGGTCATCCTGCGGCTGCTGGTCGAAATGCCCGGCTACCGCGCCAACAGCTCAGTCCTCAACACCGCCCTCGACAACTTCGGCCACACCGCCAGTCGTGACCAAGTCAAAACCGAACTGCACTGGCTCGCCGAACAAGGTGCCATGACCCTCGCTGACGTAGGCCCCGTCCTCGTCGCCACCCTCACCGAACGCGGCCAAGACATCGCCGCCGGTCGCGCCCGCGTGCCCGGCATCAAACGGCCGGGGGCCTGACCATGGCCGGCAAATCCTCCATCAACCGCCTGCCGCCCACGGTCAAGGCCTACATCCAAAAGCTGCTGCGCGAAGACCGCCTGACCCTGGACGACATGCTCGCCGACATCCAGGCACGCTTCCCCAACGAAAAAGCCCCCAGCCGCAGCGCCCTGGGCCGCTTCAAACTCGGCTTCGACGAACTCATCGACAAAGCCCGTCAACAGCGCGAAATGGCCGAAGCTTTCGTCGGTGCCTTTGGCGAAGACGCCTCAGACAAAACCGGCGCATTACTGGTCGAAGCCATCTCAACCCTGACCTACCAAGCCGCCATGGGCGCCCACGAAAAAGACGACGTCACCATCGCCGAAGTCTCCGCGCTGGCCCGCGCCGCCAAAGCCACCATGGAAGCGCGAACCCTCAGCGTCAAAGAACGCCAGACCATCGAAAAAGCCACCCGCGAACGCCTGCTCCAGGAACAAGCCGCCGAACTCGACAACGCCGTCAAAGCCCAAGGCATGACCGAAGACCAAGCCCGGTTCTGGCGACAAAAATTCCTCGGCGTCAAACCATGAAACCGTCCGCCAGCACACTGCGCGTCATCGAATGGGACGAACTGCCGCCCAGCGTCCGCCAGATCCCCGAGGGCTACAACCCGTTGCTCGAAGGCATCCTCATGGCCCACCAGTCCGATTGGCTGGCCATCGACGCACACATCAAACTCTGTGAAAAAGGCCGACGCACCGGCATCACCTTTGCCGAAGCACTGGACTCGGTCATCACCGCCGCCTCGCAAAAAATCGCTGGCGGCATGGACTGCTTCTACATCGGCGACACCAAAGAAAAGGGCCTTGAGTTCATTGGCTACTGCGCCAAATTCAGCCGCGTGATCGCCGAAGCCCAGGCTTCGGGTGTCAGTCAAATCGAAGAATTTCTCTTCCAAGACCAGGACGACGCCGGCAACACTCGCCAGATCAACGCCTACCGAATCCGCTACGCCTCAGGCTTCAAAATCGTCGCGCTCTCCAGCAACCCGGCCGGCGTGCGCGGCCTGCAAGGCAAAGTCATCATCGACGAGGCCGCCTTTCACCGCGACGTGTCCGCCGTGCTCGACGCCGCCACCGCGCTGCTCATCTGGGGCGGCCGCATCGTCATCATCAGCACCCACAACGGCAAGGCCAACGCCTTCAACCAAATGGTCAGCGACATCCGCGACAAGCGCTATGGCGACAGCGCCCAGGTCTTCCGCGCCACCTTCGACGACGCCGTCGCTAACGGCTTGTTTGAGCGGGTGTGCTTCATGGCCGGCAAGGAAGCCACCGCCGAGGGCAAAGAAGCCTGGTACAAACAAATCCGCAACGCCTACGGCCCACGCAAAGCGCAAATGCGCGAAGAGCTCGACGCCATCCCCCGCGACGGCAACGGTGTCTGCATCCCCGGGATCTGGATTGATGAAGCCATGCGCCCCGGTCGCACCGTCCTGCGCCTGGCACTGGATGACGACTTCACCCAACAACCGGTCTACCGGCGCGAGGCCTACGTCAACGACTGGATCGAGCGCTACCTGGCGTCATTGCTACAGCCGCTCAACCGTCAGCTGCGCCACTTCCTCGGCATGGACTACGCCCGGCACCGGGACTTCTCCATCATCTGCCCCATGTCCGTCGACCAGGCTCGGCACCGCAATGTGCCGTTCGTGGTCGAGATGCACAAAGTGCCCACCCGGCAACAACAGCAGATCCTGTTCTACATCCTGCGCCGACTGCCGCGCTTCGTCGGTGCCGCACTGGACGCCACCGGCAGCGGCGAAACACTCGCCGAAGACACCGCCGACGAGTTCGGCCACAACCGCATCCACCAGGTAAAAATCACCCGTGCCTGGTACGGCGCCTGGATGCCCAAGTTTGTGCAGTTGTTCGAAGACGCCACCCTCACATTGCCCAAAGACGACTCCCTGCACCAAGACATCCGCGCCATCGAAACCTTCGACGGCATCCCCATGATCGTCAAAGCCCGTAAACAAGACCTCAAAGACCCAGACCTCTACCGTCACGGCGACTTCGCTGGCGCAGGCGCCTTGGCCAACTTCGCCACGCTCGAAGTCACCAGCGGCCCGGTCAACGTCAAATCACGTCGCCCACGCCAAGGCCAACACATCACCCAGGGGTACGCATGAACACCACCGGCCTGTGGGTCAGCCCCACCGAATTCTTAAGCTTCGCCGAAGCCAAACGCAGCCCCTCGCTCAACCACCACATCGCCACGCGTGGCCGCATCGAAACAGGCGGCGTCGGTGGTGCCCACTTGCCCAACCCAGACCCCATCCTCAAAGCCCAAGGCAAAGACATCACCGTCTACCGCGACCTGCGCAGCTCAGCCCTGGTCGGCGGCAACATCCGCCGCCGCAAGGCCTCGGTACTCTCCTTGGAGCGCGGACTAAAACGCGGTGAAGCGCCGCCGAACGTCGAACGCTTCATCACCGATTGGCTCACCGACCTCGACCTGGACCGCATCATCCGCGAACTGCTCGACGCACCATTGTTCGGCTACCAACCCATTGAACTGATGTGGCAACCGCTGGGCCTGCACCAAGTACCACAGGACCTGCTCGGCAAACCGGCCGAATGGTTCTTCTATGACAAAGACAACGCACTGCGCTTTCGCGCCAAAGACGCAGGCCAAGACGGCGAGCCATGCGACCCGCGACGCTTCATCGTCGCCCGCCAAGACGCCACCTACGCCAACCCCTACGGCTTCCCGGACCTCAGCATGTGTTTCTGGCCGGCCACCTTCATGAAAGGCGGCCTCAAGTTCTGGGTGCAATTCACTGAAAAGTACGGCAGCCCCTGGGTCATCGGCAAACACCCACGCGGCGCCACCGACGGCGAAACAGAACTGCTGCTCAATAGCCTAGAAGCCATGGTCCAGGACGCCGTTGCCGCCATTCCGGATGATGCCAGCGTGCAAATCATCGAAGCCGCCGGCAAAGCTGGCAGCGCCGAGGTCTACCGCCAACTGCTGGAGTACTGCCGCAGCGAAATCAACGTCGCCATGCTCGGGCAAAACCAGACCACCGAAAAAGACAGCAACCACGCCAGCGCCACCGCCGGCGCCGAAGTCACCAAAGACATTCGCGACGGCGACGCCGCCATCGTCGCCACTGCGTTAAACGCGTGCATACGCCAAGTCGTGGATATCAACTTCGGCCCAGACGTCGTCGCACCGCTGTACGCGCTGTGGCAACAAGAAGAAATCGACAAAAGCCTGGCCCAGCGCGACAAAGCCCTGACCGATTCCGGCGTCAAGTTCACCAACGCCTACTGGCAGCGCACCTACAACCTGCAAGACGGCGACCTGCAGCAACCACCAGCCACCACCGACTCACCCGAATTTGCCGAACCCACCCTACGGCCGCGACTGGATCAACTCGCACTCGACCAAGCCATCAACAGCCTGCCCGCCGAAGTGCTCCAACAACACAGCGAACACACCCTCAACGCAGTGTTGGCCCAAGCCTCGTCACAACACGAAGACCAAGCCCCCGAGCAACCACTCGCCAACTTGCTGTTCATGGCCGACACCTGGGGCCGCCTCAGCGCCAACGCCGATCGGGAAGACTGACATGGCCACGCCCGCGAAACGCCTCAACCCGGCAGACCTCAAAGCCATCTTCGGCCTCGAACCGACCAACGCCATCGCCTACCTAAAGCAAAAGGGCTACGCCATCACCTGGCACTGGCAAGACATGCTCGACCAGGCCCACGACCAAGCGTTCACCGTCGCCAAAGCCATGCGCCTGGACCTGCTGTCCGACATCCGCGCCGCGTTGGAAACAGCCCTCCAACAAGGCCAAACCCTCAAACAATTCACCGCCAACCTAAAACCCGTCCTGCAAGCCCAAGGCTGGTGGGGCAAACAAATCATCGTCGACAGCCAAGGTACCGGCGAGCTGGTCCGACTCGGCAGCCCACGCCGACTCAAAACCATTTACCAAACCAACCTGCAAAGCGCCTACATGGCCGGCCGCAAAGCCAGCATGGAACAGACCGTCCAGACTCACCCATATTGGATGTACGTCGCCATCCTCGACGGCAAAACCCGCAGCAGCCACCGGGCCATGCACGGCCAGGTCTTCCGTTACGACGACCCCATCTGGTCAACCATCTTCCCGCCCAACGGCTTCAACTGCCGCTGCCGGGTCATCGCCCTGAGCGAAGCCGCCGTCAAACGCCGCGGGCTCACCGTCGTATCCAGCCAGGGGAAAACCTTCACCGAAACGGTCGAGACCGGCACCGACAAACGCACCGGAGAAACCAGAACCGCCACGGTCACCGGCCTACGTACCACCGACGCCCGAGGCCGCACCTTCACATTCCGCACCGACCCTGGCTTCAATCACGCGCCCGGCAGCGGTTTGGCCGAGGCCCTAAAACGCCAAGAGGCCGCTATTTAGGTAAGCCTCAGCCAACACAAACCCTGTGGCGAGGGGGCTTGCCCCTGTTGGGCTGCACAGCAGCCCCAAAATCAGTCACCCAGTTTTATGGATACACCGAAAAACCAGCACTAAGGTCAAATCATGTTCACCGTTGAACTCGAACACCAACACCTACAACAAACCTTGCGTAAGGTTGAATCAGCCGTCGGCGACCTTACCCCTCTGATGCACAGCGTCGCCACCGAACTCGCCAGCCAAACCGAAGAAAACTTCGAATACCAAGGCCGCCCTCAATGGCCCGAACTCTCCGACGCCACCACCGAGCGCCGAGCTAAAACCGGCCACTGGCCCGGCAAAATCCTGCAAGTCAGTGCCGCCGGCCTAGCCGCCTCAATAACTACCCACGCCACCGACAGCTCGGCGCTGGTTGGCAGCAACAAACCCTACGCGGCCATGATGCAGTTCGGTGGGAAGCAGGCAGACTTTCCGCACCTGTGGGGCGATATACCGGATCGACCGTATTTGCCCATGGATGCCAAAGGCAATCTGCAGCCCGCAGCTGAAGAGGCAATTCTGGAGTTGGCGTTGAATCATCTGGAAAAAGCAGCTTGCATGTAACGCCGTTAGAAATTCGAAGTAGTATCTGATCATGGTTCACTCAATTACAGGTATGGATACATGGCGTTATTCACTGATGAAGACATTTTGCGATTGAATCAAACCTACGCTCAGGAGAACGTCCCATTCCATGCCCGGCCTTTGGCCGCAGCTTTTGATATTCTCGGCGACTAGTTCATTTCTCGATCCAATGCAAAATCCTGCGGTGGAAGAGATCAACTTGGCGTATGCCAGACTTGTTCCCGAGGTTGAAACAAGCTGGCCAGGCTCGGGAGTGGGCTTAATAGCCTCTATAGACCAGGTGCGTAAGGTCATGCTCGGACTCACGTACAGCAGCGCGCCACGTTCAATGGATCAACTGCTTGACTTCAAAAGTCATGATGAATCGAGTCAATGGTGCAGAGGCGATATCAACATCGCTGCAAGATCCTGCTATTCGTTCGCTGACATCAGCGATTTCGTAACCGGTATCAATCATATGCAGGGTGCGGCTCAGGGAGAGTCACTCAAGTTATGGACGTTAGCGGCTGCGAACCTAGGGAAACTCTGAAAAAGACTTCCCTATCTGGTGAAATACCCACCACGCACAAACGGAACAGTTGAGCCCCGATGAAACAGATGTCCTTCGCCGACGCCGAAT